TGTTTGGAAAGAAACAAACGCTTGGTGTGCTGTATAATGCTAATACTCGCACTTGACCCCGCAACCACTACAGGCGCAGCATGGCTCCATATGGACACGATCAGAACTGCCGTGTGGAGTCTTACAGGGAAGCGGTGCGGGCATCTTAACACTTATCTGCAGGAATTCGCGGATTGGTACGGTTATCCTGACCACTTGATATTTGAGCGCACAAAACAAGCATCTAAAAATTCAATCTTACAGGATATGCAAGGCTCTATTGTCGGATGGGCTGAAAGTAATAACGTAGATTGGTCTTGTGTATTACCTACCCAATGGAAAAAGGCGGTGCTTGGTAAAGGGAATGCCACAAAAAAAGAGTGCCTAGAATGGTCTGAAAAGTTCCTAGGCACTCGATTAGATCAGAACGAAGCTGATGCGGTGTGTATACTGCAGTATTATAAGGGGGTTTAGCTTATGTAAAAGGCGACCTCTTTAGCGGTTTCATCGTCACAATCATAATTGGTTTGCACCCATTCGGCCACTTCTTCCCTGTTCCATTTTCGCCAATTATTAAAACCACCTGATTCTTCGATATGTTCTTCGATTTTGATCGACTCTATCCAGTATTTCGGAACTGCATCCCAACCATATGTTGCTTCCCGGCTGTCCCTGTTATACATCATCGTATCAGGGTTGATATATACATTGTTTCGTTCTTCTGCAATTTCTATGATGTCTTTATCTATCATTTTTCACCCTCCTTCATAGCTTTAAGTATAATTGTGAGTATCATATTTGATCTGCTCCGGTTTTCTTCCCGTGCTTTCTTGTCAATCCAGGCTGACACGGATACGGGCATTTGTATGTTTACTGCGACCTTTTCCATTATTCACCCCCTAGTTTTATTAATGCTGATAATACATTTTTAAAGCGTTCTGATGATTTTAAACCGTCTTTTTCAAGTTCAATTTGTTCAAATTCGAGAAGGTCTATGATTATTTGTTTTTCGTAATCGCTAAAATCCATAATAAAACCCTCCTTAAAATATAAATGCAATTATTATTGTTATGTAACCCATTGTGACCATTGCTGCTACTGTGAGTAGTTCTTTTAATTTTGGCATTGCCGCGCCTCCTTATTAAACTTTTTATTTTCGATTTCAAGACAGCATGAAAAACAAGCCGTATTGTTCGTATTCCCAATAAAATACAGTCTGGATCTTTGTTTTTTACATACAGGACAAAAGATTGTTATTTTTTTAATTTTTTCATATTTCATTGCCGTATCTCCTTATGTAAGTTAGTTGTTTGTGTCTCTATTAAAGATATTAGCACACTATAACACGATGTCAATACTTTTTTTTAACTTTCTTTAAAATAATTCAAATTAATTCATCTTATTAAAAACCACAAGATATAGTGCTAATTAGGTAAATATCGCTTGACATATACAAGATATTGTGGTATAATAAGGTATAATGAACAACTTGATTGATATAGAAATTGAAGATATCCCTGGAATTGATTACCCAATTCGTAATATTCCCGAAGCCGAACAGGACTTGTTAAACAGATACTTGGAAGATATCCGGGATGATGAAGAACGCAAGATCAGCGGTATCATCAACAATATGTAAAAAACAGGCGCGCGAGAATGGCCTACAATCGATTAACACACAGCGAAGCATAATAAGACATAGGGTAATTATGAACGCAACAAAAGCAAAAGCACTCCGCAAGCAAGCATATATTAATGGACTTGAGAATACCACTTATACACATGCTTTAGTAATAAACGGCAGAACAGGTGCACAAAACTGGACCCGTAGATCATGTGGCGCAAGAGCACGGTATAAACAATTAAAGAAGGCCTGTTAGCGATGTTAACCAATCTACTAATCTTATAGACTTATGCTAGAGATAGCCATTAAATATAACGAATTAACTTATCAACATAACCTTAAAATACTTAACCAGATGGTTAATAATGCACAAGGGTTAATGAGAGAACTATTCATAACATCAGACCACATACAGCGATCATTAAATATCAACTAACTGTGCATTAATTGCACATAACCAACCTACTAAACTACTAGACTTATAGACTATGTTATACTGTGATTATGATAAATCAAGTACTTACAAAGGAATGAAACTGAATTCAGATTCAATTTAGGCTGGAAAGTTTAACCACATCCCATGTCAGACTACATAAAACAAGCCCTAATCGACATAATAACAGCTCTGCAGCACCACCTGGATAAGCTGATCATATGGATTGCAGACGTTTAAAGGGCATATTTACCTATTATATATATACTAAAGTGATAAAACAGAGATTAGCCAATTATGAAAAGTGAAGGAAAAACAATACTCAAATGCCATTGCTCCACAGGCGGGAGCCAAGAGCTAATTAGGCTAACAGATGATCTGATCGAGCACAATGAATTGTTACTGGCTAACAATAAAAAACTGAGAGCAGAAAACGCAGAGCTGAAAAGAGAAATAAGAGTAAGAAACAACATGCTATTTAATGCTGCGTACAAGAACGGGGAGGGGTAGGGGTGCTGACCACCCTCAGAGGAAGCGTATAGAGATATATTAACCAATAATCATCATAGAGAGCCTATGGATCATAACACACTAATAGAGTCAATCAATATCGCAATTAAGGATGCAGCCCAAAAAGAGGTTGAATTAGCAGTTGAAGATGCAAAAAAGCGTCTTGAGAAACGTATTCCTGAGATAGTGTCTGGTCTAGCCATAAATTTGCAAAAATATAAGACGGGAAAATTTTGTGATAACAATCAAAAATATCTAAGGGATTTGGAATAAGGACAGGGAAGATTGGACAAACTCATCATAGAGGGCCTATGGATAACGTATACGAAGCCATATTAAAGTCACATGAGTATTGTTGGGGTAATATTGGCCTTCTGGAAAATATTCTAAAAATGCTTGGTTGGGAGATTGAGGAGCTAGAGAACAACAATAGAGCTGACGGGGAATATCACAAAAGAATAAAGCGTAACGGAAAAGATATTGATGTCTCTGCAAATATTTACAGAGCGGAAACATTTAAGCTGTTGTGGGAATATTTAGGTGAAGAATGCAAATAGATGTTTGGAAAGAGCCACTAAAGAGCGGTAGTTACTCTGATTTTTATATAAGGGTATATCTTAGCGATAAGGAATATTCACGAAACATAAGGGTTAGTGCTATAGATGAAAAGTTGGAAACCATTGGCTGTTTAAACGAAATAAACAGAAGTATCGCAGAAATAATCAGAGAAATTGAATTTAGCAATGAGTCCTGAACATATCATAGACGAAATTGAAGCCATGCTGAAACGTGGTAAAGTCCGAACCGCAATTTACCTGTTGGATGAATTACGAAAAGCGATTGACAAACCCAAATGGGGAAAAAGGTAAGTGCCAAAAAAATTTTTTATAATATTTTTTCTTTTCACATCCTGCACTATTCCTGCGTATGACGCTGGTTCTTCCGTGGCTGAATGGGGAAATATGCTTGATAAGTGGGGTACGTTGGAAGATATGGTCGCTGATGGATCCGCTGTAAAGGCTACTACCGCTGATTTACAGACACAAATCGTTGAACAGTTCGGTAAACCGCTTTGGATGCTTGGCACTTCCGAACCTTATGTTAAGGATGATTTTACAGCTTTAAGGTTGTATTCCGGCGGCGAATATGCCGTTCCTATGGAATGGATAGAGGATTTTCTACACGCCTCTCCCATAGACAGGTGGAAATCCCGAAAAGATATCCCTTTTGTCTGCAAAGATTTTTCCATGGCTGTGATATCTGAACTGAATATTTCCCCCTGGTATGGCGTTATGGGCGGGATTGCGTGGATTTCCGGTCATTCTATTGTCTGGTTCATGACCACCGACGAAATAGTCTTTTTTGAACCGCAAAATGACGAAATGCTTCTTGATATTAACCCGTTGGTGCTTATCAGATGACCAAAAAATTCATACAATCCCCAACAGAAACCGTAATTCTTGGAAGTTGCGGTAACAAATACCGGATACAGACAGGAAATGAGCGTGTTCACAACATGCTGAAACGTAGAAAAAGTGCCGAACTCTGTGCCGAAGGAATCAACACGAATCTGTGGGTGTACGAAATGGAGTTTTCGTCATTACGCAACGCAAAAGAAGCCGTGGCAAGGTACAACGAGAAAGAGTGAAATACGGGGGTATTTAGACGAAAAAAGGCTCACTAAGGGAATTTATTTCTTCTAGTTTTAAAACACCTCTGACGGGCGTTTTTTAGCCAAAAACGTGTTGTATATGTAAAAAAATTTACCCTCACTGACACAAATTTAGTTTACAGAAAGAAAAGTTGTGGAATACAAGATTGGCCCTGATGGCAAAAAATTATCAAAGTACGGCAAGCCGATTGGTAGAAGGCCCGGTCAGAAAACAGGTTTAGGTAGGTTGAAGGATGATATCTGGAAAACTTATATTGCGCTTGGCGGTCAGAAGTTTCTTTATGGCAAATGCAAAAAAGATGAAAAATTCACAGAAAAGCTGATTTGGAAAGCAATAGACCTTCTTCCAAAAGAAATATTATCACAGAAAACAGAAGATAAGAATATCACAGTGAAAATAAGTGAAGAAGCTAAAAGCGTACTTGACAAGTTAAATGAGAGTAAAAAACCTAAATTGGTGGTGAATAACGAATAGCATACATCCTACGCCTCTGATGTAAGCGCAACTCTAGGGTGTCTTTAAGTGGAAAAGGGGAGACGGCAATCTCCCCAATTCCTTAAAACAACTAACTCACATTTGTAATATACCACATGACCCGTCTTGAGTCAATCGAATTATACGAGAAAGCTCTGGTAGCAGATCCAAACTGTATGGCTGAGCTTGGCAGAACCGATTTATTCTTCCTGCTCGTATTTATCCTAAAAAGAGATGATGCCAACCGTGATTTTGTATTCGACCGTTGCCGTGAAGTGGAGGCCGAACCAAATGGATATATTGACCTGTGGTCTAGGGAACACTACAAAAGTAGCGTAATTACCTGTGCATTAACCATACAGGACATATTAAATGATTCCGAAAAAACTTTCTGTATCTTTTCCCACACAAGACCTATTGCAAAAGGGTTCTTGCGCCAAATCAAGCGTGAGTTCGAGGATAATGAGCTTCTTAAAAGCCTGTATCCCGATGTGCTTTATCAAAACCCACACAAAGATTCCCCCAAATGGTCAGAAGATGAAGGAATCACTGTTAAACGTAAAGGGAATCCGAAAGAGTGTACTGTCGAAGCATGGGGTCTGGTAGACGGTCAGCCTATCAGTAAACATTTTGATGTTCTTATCTATGATGATGTTGTCACCGACCGTTCCGTAACCACCCCCGAAATGATGGAAAAGACCACCGCTTCATGGGAACTTTCCCAATCATTGGGTAAAGAGGGCGGTATCCAGAGACATATCGGCACACGCTACCATTTCAATGACACATACCGTGTTTTGATGCGGAGAGGGGCATGTACCCCCCGTATATATCCTGCGACCAAGAACGGTAAACCTGATGGCGAACCTGTCATGATGTCCCGTGAAGAACTCACAGACCGCAGAAAACGCCAGGGAAGTTATGTTTTTTCTTGTCATGGTCCACACACAAAAATAACTATGGCTGACTTTAGCCATAAGCCTATTTACGAAATAAAAAAAGGTGACAAGGTTTTAGGGTGGGAGTTTGGGGAAAATGGCGGTAGGGCCAAACTAACCCCGTCAGAAGTTGTTTATACCCATTCAAGAATGGCTGAAACGGTAAGAAGCTGTATGGACAATGGAGACTTTTTTGACCATACCCCAGACCATAAATGGTGGACTGGTCGTGCGCCACACCCTGAAAGACGTCACTGGTCGCCACTTGGGTTTAAACGTTATCACCAAAAATCTTTATGTAAAGCAATAAATATCCCCTGCGGGCAAAACTATTTAAACAGCGAAAAATTGTCTGCAGCCATGTATCTTGCGGGTTTTTTTGATGCAGACGGTGGCGTCTCTGGTGGAATAGGTTGGACACAAGATACGATAAAAAACAGTCATATTTGCGAGAAAATAGAATATTGTCTCGACCTGCTAAACCTTCCGTATTCACTCCACGAATATGAAAGAGAAAACCGTGATGGTATGCAGGGTTTTTATTGCTTAACGGGTGGACGTGACACTTACATCCGGTTTTTAAACATGACCCGCGGTTTTCTTGCAAAAGAGCAAAATATTATAAACCGAATTTATAAAAACGGTACACGAAACATAGGTAAAGGAAATCAGGTAAAGCTAAAGTGGCAGAAAAATTTAGGCATATTACCCGTTTACAATATCCAGACAACTACCGGAAACTATATAGCAAATGGGTATTGCTCAAAAAATTGTCAATATTGTCAAGACCCGGTTGCTGATAACGCTCAAGGCTTTAAACGGGAATGGTTGCGTTATTACAACAAACTGGATGTGAACGCATTAAATCTCTACATATTGGTTGACCCCGCTTCTTGTAAGGGCAGAAAACACGATTACACAACTATGTGGGTGGTCGGGATAGGTGGGGATAGTAACTACTATATTGTTGCCATTGTTCGAGACAGATTCAATCTGACAGAACGGGCAGCAAAATTACTCGAATTACACAGGCAATATCGACCGCTAGCCGTTGCATACGAACATTATGGTATGCAATGTGACATTGAGCATATTGAATCAGAGCAGGAACGCCAGACCTACCGTTTCAAAATAACCCCCGTTGGTGGAAATCAGCTTAAAAAGGATGGCCGGATCAAATGGCTTGGCCCGTTGTTTGAGAACGGGCAGATATATTTCCCTAAACATTATTACTACACGCAACTTGACGGAAAAGAGGTTGACCTTGTGGACACGTTCGTAGAGGACGAATTCACAGCCTTCCCCGTTTCTTCGCATGACGACATGCTTGACGGTCTGGCACGGATAAAAGACCCGGACCTTTTAACTATCTCCCCTGCAACTTCAAATCAATTAGCAAAACTGAGGGAATTAAATGCCAACAGATGACCTGAAAAAAGAAGTCGAGGAAAACACAAAGGCGATTGCCACATTGATCGAACAGCACGATGAAGCCATGTGCCTGATTCACCAACTGACACTGAAATACAGGGAACTCAAAAACAAAGTTGAGGGAACAAGAGTAATAAGGACTCGGATATAGGGAGAAAGCAATGGGGAAAGACAGGTGGGCAAAAAATGTACTTGGTGGAAAGAAACTATCAAAAAAGAGAAGAGGGAAAGATAGCGGTAAAGAAAGAGTGAGGTCGGAAACAAAGGCGAGGCTTGCAGACGAAATGGCAAAAGATCGTGGTGACAAACCAACGGCGGGCGACTATTTGGCGGCATCGAGAGTTGTATCTAGTGCAGAGGCTAAACTCGCAGGAACAGACATAATGGGTTTAATAAAAAAAGCGTTAAAAGGGAAAAAATAGCATGAAAGATATTGATGCGCTGACACTCGTTGTTGAACGGTATTGCAGAAGCAGGGACTATTTTCAACCGTGGCACGAAAACTACAAGAATAAGTGGTATCGGGCATGGAGAGGCGTTCCTGACGAAACCAAGTTCCCATACCGAAATCAGGTCTTTGACAAAATCTCCTACACTATTGTCGAAGTTGTGACCGCACGAATCATGCAGACCGTGTTTCAGTCAAGACCCATCATCTCTGTATTACCGCAGGAAGGTTCGGACAGACTCCTTGCCAAGCAGGTTGAGAAGGTTCTGGCTAATTTACTCGATAACCCGTCCGCAGAACTGTTTCAGGAACTTAACGATTGGGTAAAACAGTGCGTCATTGCCGGAACATCTTACTTGAAAGTCCAGCCTGACTTTGAACTGAACGGAAAAAATATAGATTTTAAAGGGTTGTCCTTTTCGACAATCGACTATTGTAGTGGATTCCCTGACCCTGACGCACGAAGAAACTCTCAGGCTCGGTTCTTTATCGAACGCCAGCTTGTCAGCTTGGCAGAACTTGAAGAACTTCAAAAAGCCGGTATCTACTCAAATGTCGAAGGTCTGTCAAGAAGCAACGACACTTTAAATAACGAAGTCAAGAACCGCCTTGCCGAACTCGGTATTGCGTCCGGTTTGGAATTTCACGACCCCACAGGCCCGCAGGTCGAACTTTTACATCATTACGCTGATGGCGACATTATCACAGTTGCCGGAATGAACACCGTATTAAGAGACTCCCGAAAAGAATCAGGCAAAAACCCGAACAGGGTAATGCCGTATGCCACCCCTGTTATCGACATAAGGTACTGTACCGCACCAAGAGAATATATGGGTGTAGGTGTCCCTGAACAGCTTGAACAGGATCAGGAATACACAAATCTTGTCCGGTCTGCCACTCTCGATAACTTTGAGTTGATTATCAACAAGATTTTCAAGATGAAGATCGGCGGAGCAACCGACCCCGAAGATGTCATCTCCGCACCTGGTCAGCTTATCCCTGTTGGCGAGCCTGATGACGTTACGGAATTTCAGATGCACGATATCGCACCATCTACTTTCCGTATTCAGGAAGGACTCGACAAAAAGACTCAGGACGTAACCGGAGAATACGAATACGGTCGTGGTGCTGCTCCTGACAGGAAGGAAACCGCAACAGGTATCACCCGTTTACAGGAAGCCACTCTCGGTCGTTTTGACGTGACCATGAAACTGTTTGAGTTCTCAGGAATGAGAATGGTCGGGCAAAAGGGTGTTGAGATTATGCGCAGGTTCATGCCCGAAGAAATGTTTTTACGGATTCTCGGCCCGAAACTCGCAGAACAGGGAACGCAGTTTTATCAGACCGATGTAAACGAACTCTTAAACCAGTACGACATTGCTCCTGTCGGCTCCACGGTCACGGCAAATAAAGCACTAAAAGCAGAACAGGCTATGCAGGCTTGGTCTGTTTCTTCCTCTATCCCGCCGGAAGTTCAACAGGCAGGTGGATTCAAAGTGAACCTATACGAAGGACTCAAGAAAGTTTACGACTCCTTAAATCAAGACCCCGACACATGGATTGAGAAGGTGGAACCCCCACAAGGACAAGGTTCCCCTCAAAATATGGGCGCACCATCGCCACAGGGAATGCCCCAGCAAGGACAAGCATTACCCCTGCAACTGGTAGGAGGACCGAATGTCTGATTACAGACAAAACGCAGTCGCATACAAAAGACCCGAAGATGAAGCCTTAAAGAAAGCGAGACAGGCAAAAATCATCCTCGGAACGGACGTTGAGCAAATGCTTAACACCCGTGGCGGTACGTGGCTGAAAAAACGGCTCACCGACATGATGAACATTCAGGAAGTTCTAAGCAAACAAGGCCCTGACGAGCGTTTAAAAGCTCTCAACAAGGCTGAGGTTGCCTACGAACTCTGGATGGAAATGCAGGAAAAAATCCTGTTTAAACAAAAACTCGAAGGAGAAAAACATGAGTGAAGGACAAGTGACCGAGACTCCCCTTGAAGAAGGACAAGAGCCTGTACCGGAAACCCCTGCCACCGAGACTGACCCGCTGGCACCGTTAAAAGAGGTTGGGTTTGATGACCCTGAAAAGGCGGCAAAGTCGTACAAGGAAGCACACGCAACATTGACTCGACAGGCACAGGAAATCGCAGAACTCAAGAAAATGGTCAATCAGCCCCGTGCAATTGGACAAGCTGTGACAGAGGACGGGTTCTTTGAGGATCCAATAGCCAACGCACGAAGGCTCGCACGAGAGGAAGCACGAAACGAAATCATGCAGACTCAGTGGGAACTCGAAGCAGACGCATTAAGGGAAAAGGTTGGAACGGAAAGGTTCAGGGAATTAGACGAGCATATGAGAGCTGTCGTCCGTGAAAAACCGCACCTGAACAACAACCCCCGAATGATGGGTCAAATCTTTGAACTGGCAGAGGAACGTGAAAAAGAAGAAGTAAAACGCCAAATCGAAAAGTTCAAGAAGCTTGGTTATGTAGTGCCGGAAGGGTCGGAAACTGAAACTGAACGTGCGGAGAAACTCGCCAACCTGACACCGGGTGGGTCTGTTCCCGTACAAACGAAGCCTATTACTGACGTTGACCCGACAGACACAGATGCACAAATCGCAAATGCGTTTAAGGCCATCACTGGATAGGCAATTAAACGGAGATAAAAAATGGCTTTAACATCAAATTCATTTAACTCGCAGCCGGGAATGAGAACTCTCGGCACGCAAGACAAAGTGGATATGGAGAATGTTCTCAAGAGTGTTCTCCTGAAAGATACCGCCCTGCTGGGGAAAATCCCCATGAAGGGTGCAGCAAAAAACACCGAACACAAGTGGATGGAAGATAGCATGAACGCTGTAACATTTCAGTGTAATGCTGTTGATACTGTTACATCATCCACCAACATTAAAATGACCATCACTTCACCGTCTACCAACGCAAAAGTACAGCAGGTTCTTCGGAAAGATGCTGTGATTTATCCGGAAAATGGAGAGTGGTACGGTCGTTTTACAACAACCCCCGTCACTGGAAGTAATGCTGTTGCAATCCACGGCAATTCAACTGCCCGTTGGGGAACCTGTGCAGCAGGAACCAAGTTTTATGTAGCGTCTCTGCCGAAACGAGATGCCGATTCTGCTTCTGATGATATTTCAAAAGCCCGTACTCAGCGGAAGAACTTCACTCAGGTTTTTGAGCGGGGTATCAAAATCGAGAAAACCCGTGAGCATATCGACCTGTATGCCGTTGACAGCGAACTGGCCTTACAGACTAAGCGCAGAACCGAAGAAGTTAAGCGTGAACTCGGTATGGCTATCATCAACGGTATGGCTTACCACAATGGGACTTCCTTTACGGACGTTGCAGAGTATCGGTCACTTGCTGGAATCATTCAGCTTATCCGTGACCCTGACCTTGACGGTGGCACTTTGGACGACACCACTGTTGTTCAGGCATCATGCGCCCTGTCAGCTACCAAGCTGAACGAGCTGGTCAAAAAGATGTTTGACCTTGGCGGGTTCCCTGATGACCACAACTGTATCATGGTTCTCGGTGCCACTCAGGCGCAGAAATTCTCTGCACTTGAACAGGACAGACTGCGGGGCGACAAGTCCAACAAGACCCGTGGAATTTATGCAAACAAATTTATCAGTGACCTTGGAATTGAGATGGACGTAATTCTCGACCGTTGGGTTCCCAATGACAAGGTGCTGATTATCGACCTTAACCGTATCAGGGTTATGCCGTTACAGGGCGACTCTTGGGCGCTGGAGGAGAAAGCCTCTACCGGCCGTTCAAGGAATTTTCAGCTTTCCGGTCAGTACACACTGGTTCTGGAAAACGCTGATGCCTGTCATGGTCTGATCTACGATCTAACCACATAGGAGAGCGTATGGAATATGCAGAGGGAAGTTTTTTAGACACACATCCAAAATGGCAGACATTCATGGATAACATGCAGAACAAGGCTTTTTGTCAGCAGAGCCGAATGGATTTGTATGAGAAAAATATTCGAGAGAACCTTGTTCTTGCCGACGAACACGGATGTGTGGATGACTTAAAGGGTATAGGCAAAGGACGAGCCTGTATCTTTGTAGGGGCTTCCCCTGCGTTGAACTATAACATTCATGAGCTAGAGAACTGCGATGAGAATTTTATTGTTATCGCAGTTAACTCTAGTCTCAAGATGCTCCTTGAAAACAACATAAAACCGCATATCGTAGTTGCTGCTGATGCTGACCCGACCATTCTTGAACGTGACCTTACAGTTGATACAGACCTGAGCGATGTCATGTTGATAGCAGCTACGCTTGTGTCACCGGAAGTCATAAAGGCTTGGGACGGTCCTGTTAAGTATGTCGGGATGGGATGTGAAAACGAAGAACTGAACAAAGAAGTCTGTGAAGTTCTTAATATAGACGAATGTTTCCCTGGTGCGGGTAATGCGCTTGGACTTGCTGTAAACGTAGCTTTTGGAGTGTTTGAAGCCAAAACATATATCTTTGTCGGAACTGAATATTCATTTACTGAGGGGTATTATGTTGATGGCAAAGAAAGCGCAGACAAGTCACAGCAATGGCCTGCTATTGATATCTTCGGAAACGAGGTTAAGACCACAGCCCCCTTACTGCTTTACTGGACGTATCTCACCGACATGGCATCCAAGACGCACAAGTTCGGTTATATGTGGATAAATTCAACACAGGCAGGAATATTCGGCATCACAAAAGATGACGGGCACCTGCCGTATATCACACAACTTGATTTGAAAGTTGCCATAGAGAAAGTAAAAGAAGCATGCGAACTCGCAAAAGATCCATACACTTTAGAGAGAGAGAAATACAACCTTGCGTATCAGGGGGACAAGTACATGAGAGTTTCCCATTCGCTGAGAGAAGCCCCCGAAGTTGCCAAACTTGGCGATCGTATTCTGGACGTAGGATGCGGTGGCGGGGCGGGAGTCAGAAAGCTTGTCGAACTTGGCGGGTATGCGGAAGGATGCGACATCTCGACCGAAGTGGCGAAATATTGGGGGGGGATAGAACATCTCTGTAAATCCGGTGTGACCGCATGGGACTTACCTTATAAAGACGGGGAATTCAATATCATCATGGCATGTGATGTTATGGAACATATCCCGCCTGAACTTCTTTACAAGACAATGGACGAATTCAAACGTGTGGCAAATACGCTGTACCTGACTATTGCCTTTTGTGAAAGCTACGAAAAAATAGATAACCGCATAGAACCGCACCTTTCCATATATCCCCCGAAGTTTTGGGAAGATTTCTTCAACGAAAACGGATGGGACGTTATGAGGGAAGGTCAGCACTTTCTATGTAAAAGGAGAGATAACTAATGGCAGATTATTCAGAAAGCTGTCCTTTGTTCAACAGTGGTGTTGGTGAGATTCTGACCCTTCCGAGACTTCGGGGCGGGACATCGACCACCACGAAACTGGTGGACAACCTTGTTTTGGGACACGTAAAAACCGTTAAGGGCGCACAGATTTCATGGGACACGATGGGTTCAACCACCTGTAACTGTGTCGCATATCTGTGTAAAAACTCCACGACTACCGTTGTGGCGACCCTTGCCCTTTCGTCTACAAATGATATTGGCAAGTTTTATTCGGGAACCATTTCGACCACGAACATGGATTTCGAAGCAACTGACATTCTGATTGCCAAAATGGCAACCAAGGCGAAACAGGCGAGCAACATTGACATCGTTGTAAAGACGGAAAATCAGTAGGTAACAGGGGGAGCAATCCCCCTTCACCTAAAAGGAGATTATGGCTTATATAATCGCAGAGATAGGGCAGAATCATAACGGTGACATGGATAACGTCAAGAAACTGATAGACGTTGCCTATAACGCAGGTTGTGATGCGGTTAAGTTCCAAAAACGTACAATGGGATTCGGTTTTTACAAGGGTTCCGAAAGGGAAACACCGTGGGGAGTGTTGCCGTATGAACAATATCGTGAAAGACTTGAGTTGTCGCTTGATGCTTATGATTGGATTGACGGCTACTGTAATGATATTGGTATCGACTGGTTCTGTTCTATTTGGGATATACCTGCTCTGGATTGGTATGAGAAGTATTTCTCACATCTGGACTACATTAAAATCCCGTCTGCAAAAATTCATGACGAACCGCTGTTAAAGGAAATCGGGGAAAGAGATTTTAAACCGATTCTGTCAACTGGCGGGTCAACCTATGACGACATCACCAAAGCCATATCTCACCTGAAAGACCCAATACTGATGCATTGTATATCGGTCTACCCCTGCCCGAATAACAAGCTGAACCTGAAAATGATTCAGACTTTACAGCGCAGATATGGGCTTCCGGTTGGTTATTCAGGGCATGAAGTCGGAGTACCGACCACAGTTTCAGCCGTTGCGTTAGGTGCAACAGTTGTGGAAAGACATATCACTTTAGACAGAACAATGTGGGGAACAGACCAAAGCGCATCCCTTGAGCCACACGGATTGGAAAAACTCGTAAAAGATATCAGAACCATTGAGACAGCACTTGGAACGGGTAGACGAGAAATCCTGCCCGAAGAACAGAAAAAAATAGAGTCCTTAAAATGAACTATGGAAACCTAAAGACCACTATCGCAAATAAGATTGACCGAGAAGATTTAAGCACTCAGATCGCAATTTGGATATACGATGCAAGGCGAAATATTGTCAACGGGTTCTTACCTATCGTGGCAAAAGCGGATCAGGCATATCACAGATTTTCATGGTCGTATGCAAACACAACCCTGACCACAACCGCATCTACCGCAACGGTAGATTTGCCGTCTGATTACATTGACGAACTTGACGTATTCCACGCAAGCGAGAATACACCGCTTGTGAAGTCATCTATTCCCGAACTGGACAATGCTTACTTTGCCAACGATGACTCAACAGGAACGGGCAAGCCGACCAACTACTCTGTCCTTGCGACACAGGTTAAACTTCACCCCATCCCTGACGGTGTCTATTCTTTAACACTTCATTATTACGCTTTTCCTGAAACGCTGTCTGATGATTCAGATGAAAAGACCATTGATAAGGTCTGCCCTGGGTTGATTATTGATTTATGCTGTTACGAAGCAGCAGCCTATTTGCATGATGAAAAGTTACAGATGTATTTCGGTGAAGCAGCCAAGAACAGATATTTCAACCTTGTGACCTACGATAAGCGCAGACAATGGACAAGAAAAGACATGAGAATGAAAACTTTCAGGGACTTTGACATGAGTCTCTATAAAGGAAGGAAGATGATGTAATGGGTTTTACCACTAGTACACCGATAGCAACAAACACAATCGCAGATGACATTACTTATATTCGGGCGAACCTTGCACACCTTCGGGCATGTATCGACAACGACCACGGATATGACGATGACGATTCCTCTCAGTGTACCCATTCGGGACTTACGTCTTTAACAACGGGTTTATATACTGCAAGACCAGATACAGGGACATCTGATGAATTTTACTATGCCACAGATACGGCTCAGTTATTTTATGGTACTGGCAATGGTGGTGCGTGGAACGAATTAACTATTGTTTCTTCTGGCACAGAACACGCATCAACCCATGCTCCGGGTGGTTCAGATGATATCTACAATACCTCTACTTTATATATTGATCCTTCTACTGGTGACGTTGGTATAGGTACATCTTCTCCGCTTAACCCTCTATCTGTTTACTCTAGCGAGAATGCATCACCAATTAAGATTGAAAGGGTTGACCAAGGTTGGTGGGCGTTTAGAATTACAAACGGTTACGGTGGTAGTGTTGGCTCGCTTGCTTTTGCAAATAATACAGATTCAGATTTTCAGGTATTAGATAGTAGCGATGTTGTTGCATTTGATGTAGACACCGATACTGGTAATACTGGATTTGGAACAGTATCCCCCGCAACAAGGGTAGATGTGAATGGAGCAATAACCTACAGAGAAAAATCAGTAGACCCCGCAGACCCCGCAGAAGGAAGATGTGTAACGTGGATGTCGGATGGTACCGGAAGCGGAGACGATGGCGACATTATGATGAAAATAACAGCAGGTGGCTCTACTAAAACAGTAACGCTTGTGGATTTTAGCGAAGCATGAGTTTAAGGGAAAAGCAATCCTATTTTGTAATTATGGTAGCAAGCCTTATCCGCTTTGCATATTCAAACGGGTATGAGCTTACATTCGGGGATGCATACGCAACAACAGGGCATAAGAAAAATTCATTACATGGCGCAAGGCTGGCAATAGATTTAAATCTTTTCAAGAACGGGAAGTACCTGACTAGAACAGAAGATCATAAACCTTTAGGCGAGTTTTGGGAATCAATCGGTGGATCTTGGGGGGGGAGATTCAACGATGGAAATCATTACAGCTTGGAACACAATGGAAGAAAATAATGAGCCACGTAAATCAAACACAGTTCACCACCATAATTATAGCGATACTGGCGATGTTTATAACGGGGTGGATGGTACTTGATTGTCGGTTAGACAAACACACAGTTAAGATTGCACAGGACATAACAGAGATTAAGACAAATGTCCAAATCATAAAAGCAAGATTCTACCGAGAAGAACTTGCATATAAAGGAGAAGAAAAATGATTGATAAATTAACCGCAGAAGAAAGAGAACAGGGTGCAAGTATTCTTAAAGGCATTTTAAGTATTGTTTTTTATCTGGTGCTTTTAAACAACCCAAAACACAAAAGCCTTGTCATGATTGCCAAAACGGTCTGTAAGATATTCGGAATAGACTTTGAGGAAATCGACAAGATGCTTGAGGAAGCAGAGGGATAACATGGTCTTTTTTAAAGTAAAAATAATCCTCACGGGATGTTCCCTTTTATGCAGGGGACTTGAGATTTTAACCAAACACATTACCCCGAATTTCAAGGGTGATGATAAAGCGGTTAATAGTGTCAAAAAAGTTGTTGATACAGCACAAAAGATAATTAACACAATCGAGGGAAATAAATAATGGCAAACGTCACAAGTGCGACTCCGATGCGGATTGACTCAACCGGAGCGATTGAAACCGCAACGACCTTCAATATCAAGAAACTTGTCTGGAACCCCGACTCCAATGCGGATGTTCTGACCTTTACCAATACGGCAGGTACAACGATATTTACTCTGACCGCAACCGTAGCTTCCGGCCCGATTCAGGTTGAAAACATCACCCTTCATGGCGGTGTTCAGATTGGCGGGACAATGGCGGGGACGCTTTACATATGGGAAAAATAGAATCCCTTATCAGCGGGGTAAAGAGATTTTTAAAATTCCCGTATACTCCCGCAAGTACGCCACAGGATGACTATCACGTTGCTAATAAGAAATATGTGGATGATAAGTTTAACGGCATCACACAGTCTGAGACGGGTGTAACTGATTTTGACATTGTGATAGAGAACGGGTTGATAAAGCGTTTCACTAAAAATTAAGGGGAACAATGCAATACCATTTAATACCTAAATTTACAGGATATAACGACCTGACCCAAACGGTTGACAATGTTCTTCTTCCTATTAATGAAATGCCGTCTGCTAAGAACGTTGACTTTACCCGTGAGTTTGGAGCCGTTACAAAAGATTGGGGTCAGAAGAAAATCGGAAGCGGGTCTATTTCTCAACAGCTAAACGGGTCAGTATCCCTCATTACAGAGGGGGATATGTTCTTCACGGAAAAGGTCAATAAGCGGATGATCGTGGCAGGAACGACACTGTATCAGTATTGTCCAGGTGATTTCCTTGTCCCGGTTGCATCTCCATTCACAGCAGGGAACTATGTTGACTTTACCGCATACAACAATGTCTTTTATTTTGCCGATGGTGTGGGGAATATCCAGACATGGGATGGTGGAATAGGAACCAGTGACCTTACCTTAAATGAAGAAGAACTTATTGATGATGACTGTGCAAATGACAATACGGATGATTGGGATACGGGCGGTACGGGAGCGTTGGCGTTCGACACAAATCATTACGAATTTGCGTCAAGTGCCGTAAGCGATTACTTTTTCTATAACACGGATTTGTCCGTTGTTCTCCCGTACTGCTCAAAATATACCATCAGTTTTGACATAAAAGACGGGACACAGGCAAGCGGTACAGTTGCGGTCGCTACTCTTGATTCAGACAAAGCGGTTGTTTCCTCAACGAACAAAACATCAACAGCCAGTTGGGTAACACATTCGATAGAGGTAACGCCATCATCAACAGATACTTATTTCGGGTTCGTGGCAAGTGCTGATTGGAGTGGGTCAAATATTGAGATCAGGAACATTAAGATATCCCCAACTTTTACGTGGTCAGCAAAACGAATCGCCATTTACAAAAACAGGCTGATGATAGCTGACACCACGGAAAGCGGTAGTAATTTCCCGTCAAGGGTAAGATATTCAAAGGCGGGGGATCCTACAACGTGGGGAGTGAGTGACGCTATTGACGTAACTACCACATCGGGTGACAAGATTATCCGAATGATTCCACTGTATGACAATCTGATTGTATTTAAGGAAAACTCTGTCCATGTTGTTTACTTTGTTGGCGGGGATTTGCCTTTTGGTACTCAGACTTTAGACGAAAGAGTGACTAATATTGCCCCGTGGAGTATCGCAAAGACTCAAGACGGACTTGTGTTTTTAAGCGAAGAAGGACTTTTTGTCTGTGATGGGGAAAGCGTACAACCGCATCCACAGGCTATGAAAATTCAGGGCATACTTGACTCGCTGTATATTGCGTCTCTTGACCAGTGTTATGGCGCATCGTCTGATATTTTACATCAATACTGGCTGAGTGTCCCGATAAAGGGAAGTTCAACCTGTAACTATATTCTGGTCTATGACTGGAAATTCCAAACATGGAAGGTCATTGAAAGAGCCACGACCTGTATGGGGTTTTTCACCCAAGACGTAACCGGAACATGGAGTGATATTTCAACCTATACTTGGCAGGATATCCAAAGCCTGACATGGGATTCATCTGACCTTTATTCTGGAAGCAAGTTTACTGTGTTTGGTGATTCAAGCGGATATGTGCGAAAGAGTTTCCCAGGTTATAACAATGACGGCTCTGCCTACATAGCGGAAGGTGAAACAGGGTGGATTGATTGCGGTTCTCCGCATTTAGTTAAAGACTTTCTCTATATTCAGCCAAGATGGAACGGCACATCAGGCACATCAATGACAGTCCAATATAAATGTGATTACGAATCCAACTGGCAAACCGTGACCACATCGGAGACATTAAGCACATCTCAGACCATGCCGAAACTCAGCACCAGACGGTCTGGAAGAAGAATAAAGTATAAATTTTCCAATGCAACGGCAAACGATGGATTCACAATATATGATGCGATAATTCACTACGATATAAGAAGTGATAGGAAATAAGGAGGTAGTATGGCTGGCCCAATGGGATTTAATTCATATACGGGAAATAGTGGTTGGGGTTCTGCAATAACAGGTGGCCTAACAGCTGCGGGGACAGCTCTTGCGGGGCCAGTTGGTGGCGCAATCGGCTCCATTGGCGGTTCATTGGCAAGCGGTTTAATAGGTGGTTCTTCACCTCAAAAAGATGCTTTCAGACAGGGTAAAACAGGGCGAAGGGCATCTGCAATAAATGACATGAAGCAGTATTACAAGATGATGCTCGATTATTCCCCCTCGAATATGAACGCACAATATTACGGCCCGAACCGTAATATAAATTACATGAACACCACAGGGCGGTATCTCAATCCGCAGATGGAAAAAGGCAGGCAGACACGCCATGCCCGAACCGCTGGACTTGAGGGAGCGTTAAACGCATATATGTCCGCACCGCAGAAAAGCATTGGACAGATTGCGGGTGAAAACAGGAATTTCGCACAGGGTGGACAAGCACCGCAACCGATTTATAAACCCGATATCGGGCAGGCATATAACGAAGCCAAAAATAAAGAATTGTTAAATCAGCAGAAACAGACCCCACAGGACGTAATGGGTAAAATTCAACTTGCAAGTTCAGCACTTGAACAGCTTGCTAATTTATATTACGGGCAGAAGGGGATTGGTCATTCAGACTATTCCGACAACAGGAGTCCATCAGGGTACGAAACCCCCGCATCAAAGGTAAACAGAGCAATAGAATCGCTTAAAAAAGGTGATATTGGGGGATTCTTTGAGACGTTCAGTTCTCCGTATACAGCAGACGACAAAAAAGACCAAGTGGGATAAGGGGAAAAATTATGGGTTGGTTCAGTAACGCACTATCGAATATCGGTTCTTTCCCGAAAGGTGAGAAAACCACAAAGCAATCTTCAATCGAAAGTCCATCTACGTCTTTTTTCGGTGATGGTAATATCGTAACTACGGCAAAGAACGGAACAGCCATTCAGCCGTCTACCCCGTATTGGCAGAAAAAGTCATATACCCAAAACCAGACCGAACCCTTTTGGAGTAAAAAGACCGAGACAACTCCACAACCATCAGATGCGTATGCGCCACCGCCACAACCATCCGGGGGAAATTATGCACCAGACCCCCAACCCATGGGGGGTAAGTATTTAGTTTCTGTTCAGCTTGCACCTGACGGGCAGGTAACTTCAAGGACATACAGAACCGGAAGCGGTATGGAAACGAGGGAGAATTACACCCTAACCACTAATGGCGGGAACATGCCAACAGAAGAAGATTTACGGGTTATGAATGGTGGACTCCCTGATAATGTTGAAACACAGAGTAGATCCGCAAGCACCAACCTGAATGGCTCCCAAATGGTTTTTGATTTTAAAGACAATCCTGTTCTTGCAGGAGTTGAATATGGTGTAAATGCAGGACTTACACTGATAGAGACTTGGAACTGGATAAAGAGCGAAGCGGCAAAAATAGGGGTTGATGTTGACTCAATGTTCGCTGATTTTAAAGCCGAATGGGATAAAAAGAATGGCGATTGGTATCTTGGTAAAAACTTGGGTGCAGAAAGTCCCGATTTTAAAACGACCATGTCATCAGACCCATACAGTCCATATGCAACAGAAGATTGGTTTGGCAAAGCTTGGGGCGCAACCCCACCTCAATGGGTGGTGGACAAACAAGCGGATTATGACAAAGCAATACAAGACGCAGAAGATAACCAGACCAACCTTGCATCTTATATAACCAACACAAGACTGTCTGTTAAAGACGGTAACATCGTCAATACCAAAACAGGCAGAGTGATTATATCCCTTCAGGACTATGCCAGCCAAATGGGTATGTCTGTTGCAGATGTAATCACGGCTTTTGGCGACAGGGTTTATTATACCGAACCCACAGGTGGTACAGAGGGTGATACGGTTTGGAACGAAACCACAGGCACTTACGAAAAAGGCCCGAAACCTACCGACTATGACCCCGAATATTACTATTGGGACGACACCACGAATTCATGGGTATTTGATAAAGCACTGTGGGATTTAGAGAAC